ATAGACAACACATAGATGCGGCTTGTGAATTACCAGTGCTTCCAGCACGCCATTCATAAGAACCACGAACGCCGGTGAAACAGGCAGTGATCCAGGATAGTGGTGTGGTAAGTTGCATAGGAAAGGAAACTGAACCTGTGCCACTAAGAGTGGCAAGATCCAAGGTTTGCTTAGAGCAAGTGGTGAAATTGGTAACAAGACCACGTGGTAGCGGATTTGTCAAGTAAGTTGATTGATGCCAACGTCTACATTGAGAACCATCATTAGCGACGTACAAATCAATAGGTTTTATCAACCAAAGTTGAGATGAGTGCAGTAAATTGCGGATAGACTTAATGGATTCGCCTGCATAAAGCTCTCCTAAGATGTCGACTGTATGACCAGACTCGCCACCCTCCTGAGTTTCCTCGGCAACTAAGGTATCTGCCTGTACTTCTGTGATGATGGTGAATGGCTCGATAGGAATATCAACAACGATAGGGCCAATAGGTGCTGGCACTGGATCCAAGGCTATGTCAGCCTGTACCACCGTATTGGTAAACAAGGTGTTGGCATAATCAGAAGCAGCGTAGGCACCGTCATTTCCATAGCCCGCACGACGAACGGCCACCTGATAGTCCTCCCACCACACTTCCACTAATAATGAAATAGGTGAGGAATCATCAGAACAGGCGAGTTTGTTGGCAACGTTAATGAAAACGACTCCATTAGCACCAGCTGGATCTGGGAAAGCGCCTCCAATGTAGTTAGCACTGGCTGAACTACTGGTAGCGGATCTATTACCCCAACAAGTCGGGGTAGCAGAACCAAATGGTGTCTGTGATAAAAATCCAGTATCCATATTGTCCATGCCGTAACTTGATCGCCAGGGGACTTTATATATGATTTCAGTTCCATTTGCTAAGTCAAAAATCTCAGTTACCAATCTACCATTTCCGACAGATTGAGGGGGGGCAACAGAAATAGGGTCGTGCGAAAACGCTAGACGGCCTCGGTGGAATTGACTGCAAACAGCAGTCACCCGTATGCAGAAAGTTCCTCGATAATAACGAAACAAAGGGCATAGGTAACATGCAGGAGTCATAGTAAATCGTTTGCAAGGCATAGTACCAGTTCCAGTATTTGTTACAGACTGAAACCGAAATTGCTCAGGTGTCACCGGAATGGAG